GCGCGCGACATGGCCCGCAAAGAAGAGCGCGAGGCCACCGCCGCACAGCTCGACCAGATTTTGCAAATGCTGCAAACGATCAACGGTCGCATCGACGGCATGATGAGCAAAGTGGACAGATGATGGAAAGAATAATATTACACTGGAGTGCAGGCACGCACAACGCTGGCGATCTGGACCGACGCCACTATCACTTCATTGTCGAGGGCGATGGCACGGTCGTGACCGGCCAATACGAGCCGGAGGACAACGCGAGCACAGCGACCCCCTACGCGGCGCACACGCGCAGCCTCAACACCGGATCAATAGGCGTCGCGTTCGCGGCCATGCACGGGGCCAAAGAAAGCCCATTCAGTGCTGGCAAGTATCCGATCACCGAAGCGCAGGTTGACGCCATGGCGGCGCTTGTGGCCGATCTGGGCGACAAATACGTCATCCCGATCACACCGCGCACAATACTGACGCACGCTGAAGTGCAGGGCACGCTGGGCGTCACGCAGCGCGGCAAGTGGGACGTGACATGGCTGCCGGGCATGACGCAGCCGGGTCATCCCGAAACGGTCGGCAACCTCCTGCGCGAGCGGGTACGACTTGCCCCAGCCAAAGCAGCAGAACATCAGCCCGCGCCGTGGTGGGTGGGCATTGTCGTGGCGTTCGCCGCTATGTTCGGAGGTCGTAAGCCATGATCGGACCGGTATCCCGGATTATCGCTCGATACATTGCCAGCGCGCTTGTGACCTATGGCATGTTCGCCGCCCCAGACGCCGCTATGATCGAGCCGGATCTTGCTCTGATGGTTGGTACGGGTGTGGGGGCCGCTGTAGAGGGTGCCTATGCCATCGCACGGCGCAAGGGCTGGACAACATGAGGATGTATCTGCGCGGCATCGTGGCGGCACTGGTCGCCCTTGGCGCGGCTTTGATTTACGCCAGAGGTCGAAAGGATGCGAGCGATGCGAACGAACTGCGAGAGCACAACGAATATATCGAGACGCGCAAGCGCATGGACGCTGCCGATGGTCCTTCTGACGCTGACGTTCAACGCTGGCTGCATGAGCGTGGTCAGTACAAGCGCGATCTGTGATGGTTCGGATGCCTTACGCACGGATCATGCGGCGGCTCTATCGCAGGATGGCGGACCAGCGTCGCAAAAGACAGGCGCGGCGCTGATCCGATCTATTGACGCAGGATGCGCCGACGTGGGCGTTAAGCGGCCAGCGCGGTAAAGCTGTCGAACGAGATGGCCCAAAGCGTCATGCTGGCCCGATCCTGATCGACCGTTTTGTGAACCTGCGCCCGGCAGATTTCCCCGCGACTGTGCATGCGGGTCATTTCGGCTCTCACATCATTCTGCGTCATGCCGATTGCCTCCGCGACGATTGGCATGGTGCTGATGCCACGCGTCGCCAGCGCGCGCTTGATCAGCACGTCCAGCAGCAGGGGTGCCATTGCGGGGCTGTCTGCCTGCGGCTGCTCTGGCGGCTCTGGCGCGTCCTGCGGCAGTATCTTGATTGCGCGCCACTGTGTCGTCTCGCCGGTCTGCTTGATGCAGAGCGTTGGCGGCATGGTGTCGCCCGCCTCAAGCGTGCCGCTCAAGCTGCTGGGGATAAAAATATCCCCGGCTGCGCTCAGTGCAAACGCGATGCCGCAAGCGATCCGGTTGGTGACGACGGCGTCAGTGATCTGGATGGTTTCCATGGGTCTTTCCCTTTCGTTTGGGGGTTGGTTGGTAGTTGGTGGTGGGCGGGGCTTACGCCCGCGCCCTAATCAATTAGGCCGCGACGCTTCCACCGAATCCGCAGATCCTCGACCGCGTCCCAGAAGGCGTCGCGGTCAGCGTCGGGCACATAGACAGACAGGCGAACCATGCCCCTCTCGATCTGTCGCTGATGGTATGACCGCTGCGCCACGGCATGGCTGCTGGGGTCGTCGGCTTTAGGTGTCGGCATCTGTGCCTCCTTCTCTCTTTGCGATCTCTCGATCAATGTACCAGCGGGCCTTCTGCAGATCCTCGATGGCGTCGTGCTTCAAGTCGGCGCGCCAGATGTATTTGATCGCGTTGCCGAGGCAGAACCCCATGTGCTCGGTGATCTGGATGCACTCCACACCCGACGGGTGCCGGGTGTAGTGCGGTGGGTGGTTGACGGGGTCGGTCACCCTACCATGCCCCCGGTTTCGTAGAACTCTTCGACAGGGTGGCCCCACGCTCTGGCCCACGCGAAGGCGTAGTTCAATTCGTGAAGCTGGTCTGCGGACGCCTGCCGGATGTCGGGTATCCCGGCGGCGCGCAGCCCAGCCCCTAAAATACTGGGGGGCAGGGTGTGCTCGAGCACTTCACGTAGTTGACCCTTGCTCGCACCCGCCCTCTGCTTTGGGCGCATCCGCTCGTTGATGCTGCGACGTGTTTTGGTGATGGGGTTTGTCATGATGCTCTCCTTAAATGTGGTTGATGCACTCGGGGCCGAAGCCCGCTTCGATGGATGCGGGGTCGGTCAGTGCCCGACCGTAGCGGGCGCAGCGGCCCTCGTGCCAGAACTCAAGCTGCTCCGGCATTTTGCCCTCAGAGAACTGGCGCATGGCCCAGTCGAGGCCCATAAATGCAGGGTGGCTGGGGTTGCCCTTCTTGCCCGGTATCAGCGCGTTGCCGTTCTTAATGAAGCCAAGATATTCGTAGTCCCGCTCGTTGCTCTGGCCGACCAGCAAGCTGGCGAAAAACATTTCGTCGCTGTCTTTGGATTTGGCGACGCGGTACGTGTACCGCTTGCCGGTGGCTTTGGATACGAGAGTGAAGCGGGATCGACCGCCAAGAACAAATTGCTGGGCGTCAGCGGCGTCTGCGATCAGGTGCGGGTGGGTCATGGTCAAGGTCTCCTGTGGTGTGTGATCCTCAGATAAGATGCTGATCAGCATCTGTCAAGGTCTACACCGCCTCGTCTTCTAGCTCGCCCCAGCTTGGTCCTGTGCCACCTTCGACCAGCGCGTCGGTCGGCGCGCCCGGAAAGATGTCCAGATAGCCCGCAACCATATCCTCCTTCATCCACTGCAGCGCCTCCGGCGCGTCGTCGATGTAGGCCTCGTCGATCAGGGCGTCGTGGATGGTCGCGGCCATCCGGGTGCCCATGTGCCTGCCGTGAGCGGCGGCATCCTCAAGCCGCTCACGGTGCCGGATGATCGCGCGCGCCATGACCGACAGCGCGGCGCGCTGCACCGGATAGTTCGCGCACTTTGGCAGATCCGGCTTCTTGCCGAGATAGATCGTGCCGCCGTCGATCACAGGCAGGAACCCGTCGCCCAGCGCGTGCTGCATCATCGTATTTCGCAGGTTGAACGCGCGCGGGTAGCGGTCGGCCCAGAAGTCGATCAGCTCCTGCGCACGGGTGATCGACGTGCGCAGCGTGCCAGACAGGCCCATGGCCCCTGACCCGTAGATGATGCCAAACGATACGCCCTTGGCCTTCGACCGGATGTCTTTGCCCTCTGGGGTTTTCTTGTCGATCTTGTACCCGGCCATATATGACCCGACTTCGCTGTGCAGGTCGCCGTGCACGCAGTCGTAGAGCAGCTGGTCATCCTCAGCCAGCAGCGCCAGCACCTTCAGCTCGATGCCGCTGTAGTCGAGGCTGACCAGACGCTTCTTGGGTGGCGCGATGAACGACAGCCGCACGCTGGTGAAGTCACCCAGCAGCTCGCGGTCGCGCGGGAACTGCTGCGCGTTCGGTGCGCTGCTAGAGAACCTGCCGGTGACGGCGCGCGATATGTTGTAGCTGGGGTGCAGCCTGCCGTCGCTGGCGTTCTGCGCCATGTTGATCAGCTTGTCTCCGAAGTTCGATAGGTATTGGTTGATGGTGGTCAGGTCTGCGATGCTGAACAGCACCTCGGCCAGCGGACCCTCCCCGCCTGCCAGAGTGGCCATCTCCTTGAGCGTGGCGGTCTTGATCTCAAGCTGACCCGCTTTTTCGGTGCGCGGCCAGCGGTCGAGATATTCGTCAGGCAGGATCTGACCGAAGTAGTCGCTCCACTGCTTGCGCGACTGGATGTTCTCGACCTCTTCCTCGCTGACCAGTTCGCGGATCGCGGCGTCGTACACCACCCGCTTGCTCGCCCACAGCGCCACCAAATCCCGGTGCCGCGCCTGATCCAGCAGCAGGCCTGTCTCGCGCATCTCGTGGACCGGGACTATCAGGGCGTCAAACATCGCCTGTGCGCCCCGTGCAGACGGATGTTCGTCCAGCTTGGCCTGCCAGTGCTGCCAGAGACGCCACGTCCACAGGGCGTCGTCTGCGGCGTACTGGAGCTGCTCTGCGTTCAGGTCGGGCGCTGCCCAGTTCGATACCTGCTGATCCTTGGGCATCTCATATTTGAGGTCGGCCTTAAGCATGAGCGCCAGCGACATCTGATCGCCGCCCATCCGGGCGCGGCGGGCGTGCGCCACCTCGATGACCTTGACGTGCGGCGCGTCTGCCGCATCAAACCACTGGTACTCGAACCCGGCGTTGAACGCGATCCATGTGCCAGCTTCGAACCAGTCGGCATAGGGCGCGAACGACCCTCCCTCGAGCGCCCAGAAGTCGATGACCGCCCAGACGTCGTCGTTGCAGATCTGAGCCAGCCTGACCTCGCTCTCCTGCGGGCGCAGGCCGGTGGTCTCGAAGTCGAGCGCGGCGTGGTCGGTGCCGATCTGGTCAAGCAGATCGTTCAGCGCATCCTCGGTCGTGATCATCTGGTATTTCATGTTGGCCTCCCGTGGTGTGGAGAGGCGGGCCCGAAGGCCCGCCCCGTTGATCAGGCGCGGCGTGCGCGGCGGGTGCGCGCAGGCTTATCCTCTTCAGTCTCTGGCTCGACCTCGACGGCAGTCTCTGGCTCGACCTCGGATCCGCCGCCCAGCATGGCGGCGGCCTCGTCCTCGGTGATCCACTCCTCGATGTCGAACTTCGGCTTGAAGTTCCACTCGCCCTGCGCTTGGAACTTCTCGCGGCTGAAGTAGAACAGCGGGAAGTTCGGCTCGCCCCGGATCGTGCGCTGCGCGATCTCGTTGAACAGATCGCCCACCGCGTTCTTGCCGCTGACGCTGTTGGTGCTGAAAGAATACTGCACCTCGCCACCCTCGGACATGAATCCGAAGCCCAGCATCGACTGCCAGCCGTCCTGCTGCCGGGAGTATGGACCCTTGTCGTCAAGGTCGCGCTCAGCGATTGCCATTTCGGGCTGGTAGATCGACCACTGGTGGCGTGCCACCGGCTTGTTGTCTTTCCAGCAGATCCAGCCACGGGATGCGGAACGCGGCTCCATCAGGAACAATTCCTTCTGGTCGATGTCGTTGCGGTCACGACCGTAGGTGATTGCCCCGGTCTTGCCAGAGAACGACACGTACTCGACGCCGTCTGTGGCCGAGCCAGTGCTCTCTTCGGCACCGGCAGACGCGAGCGCCTTTGCCATTGCATCCTTGTCGAGGGTCGGAAGGTTGCCGCCTTTGGCGTATGCGGTGAGAGATGTAGACATGTTTGTGCTCCTTTTACATTGCACGTTTCAACGGAGGCTGTCTTGGCCTCACTTCACGGTCAGTCGCTCGCTGGACTTGCCCGTGCTCATGAAGGGGCTGAGGTCAATCCCAGCCTTCTCCATTTCCTTCCAGTCATACGAGCGACGCCCGGCGACTGGTGTCAGTTCGACCGAGTGGTTACCCACGATCAGATCACGCGCGTTGCGTGCCTTCAGCTCGGTCTTGATGTCTTCGGCGGCAGTATCCTTGCGCGCCTTGGCGGCGGCCTCATCGCCCTTGGCAAGGACGTAGGACTGCACGGCAGCGTCGAGGCTGGATCCGCGATTGCCTCTGCTGACGGTGGCCTCGCCCTCGATCTCAATGCCGCACTGCTCCGCGAATGGACAGCCGCCGTACTTCTTGCACTGGCCGTCGCGCTTGCCCTCGCGGTCGAGGCGGTCGACGGTCTTGGCGCTCAGCATTTTCTTGGCGCGCGGTGCCAGCCGGTCGAGGACATCCGGATCGCGCGGCACGTCGAACTCGAGGAGGTCGTTGTAGTTCGACGCATCCATGTACACGAGCTTGCCAGCCACCGGCTTCGGGAAGTCGTCACCCTGCAGGTGCGCGATCTCCATGCCGGTCTGCAGCTGCGTGACGTGATCCTTGCGCGGCAGGTAGTTGCGGTTGGTGCGCGGGTCGATGGTCTTGAACTCCATCCCGACCCAGCCCGCGTCCGTCGACATGTAGCCGTCAGGCGTGGCGCTGACGCGGTGCTCTTCGCTGATGATCGACACCTGATCGTCGCCACAGTGCAGCAGCGTGGCACCCGACGCCGACAGGCAGTCGACGAGATACAGTTCGCCCTGCTTGCCGCGCCGCGCGAACCCCCAGTCCTGCTCGACGGCAGGCAGGTTGCGCTCGAACCACTGCTTGCGAATGCAACTGTCGGCGGTGGAGGCGTTCAGATATTTAGATCGGTCGATGCCAAATCCCTCGCCGTCATCCAGCGCCTGCGCGCCCTGCAATACCAGATCCTTGATCATTGGTTGCCCTCCTCTGCTGTGCGCATGGCGATCTCCGCCAGCGCGTTGGTGGCGCGCTCAAGCTGCACGTCGATGGCGTTGTACTTCGATATCATTTGGCTTCCGCGATCCCATACGGCGTCGAGATTCTCTTCCGTGCGGCTCAGCATGCGGACGCATGACCACAGAACCTCAGACGCTGCGTCGAACGGGAGGGTCGGGTCGCCGTCCGCGCTGAACGATGGGTACAGCTCGATCATCCGGTCGAACGCCTCGATCCCGATGATGTCGACGATGGTGGGCGCAGGCCGTGGTGCCTGCAGGTTGTCGATCTCGGCGCGGAGCTTGGCGTTCTGCTCCTCGAGATCCGCGACTTGTCTCTCTAGCGTTTGCTGTTTCATTGTGCTGCCTCCTGATGGGCGTCTGACGTTGCGGTGTGGGCGCGGCGCTTGGCCATCGAAATGGTGTGCACCGCCTTGGCGAGTTTGTTGTCGACGTAGAGCGTGTCGACGTGCACGGGCTTGCCCTGACCCATGCGGTGAAGTCTGGCATAAAATTGATCCATGACGCTGGGCGACCAATCCTCCTCAACCACCACGATGGCGTTGCCACCCTGCTGCAGATTGAGGCTGACGCCCATTGCGCCGATCTGGCCGACCAGCACATCCAATTCACCGGCGTTGAACTGGCGCTGCAGCTCCGACTTCTGGGCGGCTGGCGTGCGACCATCGAGCTGAGCGACCTTGAGCTTCTTTCCGCGCAGCTCAGCGACCAGAGCGTCGATGACCTCCCGGTGCCACGCGCCGACGAGGATCGCGCCCTGCTCGGCATCCGCGCGCTGCCAGATGAAGTCGGCGGCGGCAGGTACCATCGACACGCCCATCTCACGGCGCATGGTGGCGAGGTGCTCATCATTCTGCGCGATGGCCTGCTCGATCTGGCCCAGCGTCATCTTGTTGATCGCGCGGTTTATCGCGGAGATGCCTGACACCTCGACCGCCAGCCGGGTATGGGTAAGCGACGGCATGTCCTTCCACACGTCGTCCAGCGTGCGGCGGGTCGCGCACGTCGAAAGAATGTTTCCCAGCTCATCGAGGTTGCGCGACCCCACAGTCATCTTTACGGGAAAGCGCGCGCCGGAAAACTTACGCTCCTGCACGATGCAATAGCGCAGGTTGAAGCGGTCGACGTTCAGCGCGCCGATTTTCTTCTTGATCTCTTGAGGCGCGGCCCGGAACAGGAACGGGATCAGGTCGTCCGCCCAGCGGGTCATGGGGGAGCCGGTCAGGAACCAGCTGTGCTCGAAGGCCTCGACCATGCCACCGCGACCGAGGATGGCCTTGGTGCGCTTTGCCTTTGTGCTCTTCAACGCGTGGCTCTCGTCGCAGATCATGGCTGCGCGCATGCCGTTCAGCGGCTCGCGTGCCCACGCCATCAGTTCATGCTGGCGCTTGGTTGCGATCTCATAGGAGCAGATCAGGATGTCGGCCTTGGGGTCGATCACTGTCGACCCCTTGGCAAGGATCTGGGGCGTGCAGACCATGTGGTCGACGGCCTCAGCCGCCCACATGCGGAGCGAGATCGGGGGGCCGATGATGATGGTGCGCAGCACCTCAGCCTCGATCAGCGCCTCAAGCGCGGTGCGTGTCTTGCCAGTGCCCATCCCGTTGAAACATCCGGCGATACGGCGTGACGCCAAGAACTTAGCGTCGGCAATCTGGTGGGGGAGAAGTTCCATGTGGTGTGTGTCCTACTTCGCTACGTCATACAGCCGCCAATGGGGCGACAGGTGGATCATATGATGCTGATGGCTGGCCCGTCAAGAGGTGATCGGGCCGACCATTTCGGTGATGTGGGTTCTGTCAAACTTCCTCGAGTGTGCAGGTTGTCACGCCGTCAATGGTGTCCCGGCGCAGAACTCCGATGCGGTCTGGACCTGAAACTTTATCTGCGTCAGATCGGCTATCATACTCAGCGACAATGACTGTTTTTTGGTATATATTCTCCCACGTGCTTGTGACCTCTGGGAGGTCGAGGAGGATTTCTGGTTTGTAAATATCTGCAAGCGTTGGGCCATCCTCGTTGTGACAAAGTCCGGCATACCTGTTGTTACTGTCTACAGCGAAAAGCGTTATTGTTTCGCCATAAACAGTCAGGCACTCATGCGGAAACTCGGTGGGTGGTGTGAATTTGGTCATGTGTGTTCTCCTAGTGTATCTGCTTTGATGCGGATGGCGCGCCTGACGGCTGGGCCGCCCATCTCGCGCCCGCCTGCCAGCCACTTGCGCATGGTGCGCTCATTGACGTTCATGCGCCGGGCCATCTCGCGCTGCGATATTCCCATGCTGTCGATGATTGCTCTGAGTTGCTCTGGCTTCATACTTTCCTCCAAATCACTAGGCCGACGATTTTGTCGACCATTTTGACGCGACCCGCCCGCCTCATCTGAAAGAGGGCTGCGGACACTTGCTCTGTCGTGCGTTCAATCTCGTAGTCGTTGCGGAGCGCGGTCTGCAAATCCCCGCACGTCACGTCTTTGGTCATAAGTTCAAGCATGGCGGCCTGCATGCCGCGTGGTCGGCCCTTGAGCAGATGCTGGAGCGCCCGTGGGTTGCGGCGCTCTTTCTTGCGCATCTCCATCCATGCGACCCGATACCGATCTTCATCTATCATGGCTTGATCCTTTCAGCATGTGCCGCAATATGCGGGGATTTCGATTGGTGTGTGGAACGGCAGTGCCACAGCCCATGCGCAGGCCAGCACGACGGCAAGTGCGGCGCAGGTAAGCACCCATGCGCTGAATTGCGGACGAAGGCTGTAACGCTGCATGTGGCGCGCCTGACGGCGCACCTCCGCGCTTGGGTAGGCTGGCGTGACGCTGCCCGGATCCGGCTCGAAGTGCTGCGCCTGCCGTGCGATGTATTCGCGGTTGTTGCTGGTCATTGTGCTGCCCCCCGCTGATCGACCATCGCGTTGGTGATCTCGCGCACCACGCTGCGGTGGGCGGCGTCGAGGCGCGGATCCTCGCCCTCGAGCTTGAGCATGTGGTAGGCGGCGAGCCCGGACATCAGGTCGCTCTCCTTGGTGTCGTGACCGCGCTCAGCCAGTGCGACGGCGAAGGTGTGACCCAGCTCGCGGATGGCGGCGAGGGCGTTGTCTTGGCTGATCATCGAGGTGCCGCCGTCGACGTTCTTGTACGTGGTGAATTTCATGGTGGTGATCTCCTGTGGTGTGGGTGGTGGGGGCCGAAGCCCCGCGTTTGGTTTCAGTCGCGCAGCAAGGCAATCAGCTTATCGCGGGCGATGCGCTTGCCATTCAGATACCAAGTTTTCCGCGTGGCGTGGCGCTGCAATTTAATCCGGCTTTCAGCTTCAACCATGCAGACTTTAACCGTGCCGATGCTGCTTTCGACCCAACCTGCTGCGATACCATAAAAGTCTCGGCCTTCAGACTTGTATTGTGACCTCAGTTGCGCGGTGCGCTCGGCTGAATGGTCAAGTGCGGCCTGCATGGTTTCGGTTGCGTTTGTCATTGTCGGCTCCGTGTGGTGTGTTTCGATGAGATAGATATACGCTGCTGATCAGATGCTGACAAGGGGGATTATAGAATTTTTTGTCGGATTGACCGTGGCATGGTGCCGTGCCTATGCTGTAGGTCCAACAA